AAAAGTCGACGACAAAAAAGACTAGCAATGCCATAGCGTTACCCCAAGACTCGTCATCGTTTTACGGTGGCGGTTGTGGTAAACCCTCCCACGGAAGGGGGGGTTTTCCATGACCGTCACTCACCGAAAGGTGAAAAAGAAAAACAATCTACTTAAATACGGTTACTGATAACCGGAAAAAATCAAAAAAAAAGATCGTTACCACCTTGACAATGTTTCCTTTGTTACCAAATTAAGGAAACAAAAGCACAACAGTGCAGAAAGAAGGATAAAATGGGAAAAATTATCTATGGAAAAAAAGCGAAAGACAAAGTCTTTAAGAAACATCGTATTATTATCGATGTAGATCTAAAAAATCACAGATCATCATTCATGATCTGTCGTGAATTACTAAATGAATTACCGAAGAGCGCAGTTCGCGCAATTACACAAAAACTAGGCGATAGCCTTTACAAAGGAGAAGAACATGATTAAACAAATCTTAGCAATTAAGGATCAGAAAGCTGATTACTTTCTAGACCCAATGGTTACAAAAACAATCGGAGAAGGCGAACGCCAATTCCAACAGATCGCAAACGATCCAAAAACGTTACTTTATACAAATTCTGAGGACTTCGTCCTCTATCACTTAGGAGAGTTCGATACTACTACCGGAGTGATCCAATCTTTGGTAGTACCAAAGTCTATAATGAGAGCAGACGCGGTTCAAAAGCCTAAACAATAGGCTAGGGGACCCTCAGGGGGGCATATATAATACCTCTTGTTGTTATATATGCCCACTGACACCTTTTAAGGTTGTCAGTAAAAAAAAAAGCCGTATACTTATACAAAAGGGGACAAGATGAAAAAAAATCTGATCATATCAATTATCGCACTCTTATTAGGCACGTTATTAGGAATTAACAAAGATCTATTGAATGGACCAGTCGAGAAAATCTATTGTACTATTGTCCCAAACGATTGCACCGGAGGAAAATAATGAAACGCAGAAAAATGTCAAAAAACCACTCTCGTAAAGTATTCAAAAAAAACTTAGGCGTTCAAGCGATGAATTCGCTAAATGTACGCCGTATGCGAGGCGGAGTTCGCCTCTCTTAGCTAGGAGAGCAAATGCCCTGTTATCATCCTCTCACCATGGGGTTTGACTCCAATGGTGAACGCACGTTCAAAGAAAAAAAACATCACCCAGAATTTATACCTATTAAAATCGGATGTGGAAAATGCATCGGATGTCGTATCGACAGATCTCGTGAATGGGCAGTACGCTGCGTACACGAGTTACAAATGCATCAAAAATCCTGTTTCATCACTCTTACTTATCAGGACTCAGAATTAGTCTATACAGAAGAAGGTGAACCAACTCTATTCCATGAACATTGGCAACTATTCATGAAAAAACTTAGAAAAAAATACGGCTCACAGATCTCATTCTTCATGTGTGGAGAATATGGAGATCAAACTCACAGACCACATTATCACGCCTTATTATTCGGCGTAGACTTCGAAGACAAATTACTATTACGGCAAAACGAAAACGGGGACCCCATTTATATTTCGAAAACTCTTGACGAATTATGGGGACACAATGATGCTGATTTAAAACCAAATGAAATAGGCGCAGCAAATTTTCAAACGGCAGCTTATATAGCACGGTATGTAGTAAAAAAACTCGGGGGCCCGATGGAAGCACTCTACAACGGCAGGACGCCGGATTATGGTAAAGCCAGTAGGCAGTACGCTATCGGAAAGAAATGGCTGGAAAAATACTGGGAAGATATCTTCAATTACAATGATTGCAGACTCCCTGACGGCACCCGGACTCCAATTCCAAGGTATTATACAAAATGGTTAGAAAAAAATCATTTCGATCGTTATATGTTATACAGAGCTAGGGATACTTCTCATATGGATACCCCAGAGTTCAAACACGAACAAAGCCCTCAAAGACTTCGTGTTAAAGAAAAAATCAAAAAATCATCAATCAAACGCCTTCGTAGAGATTACCAAGGCTAAACAAAGGAGAAAAAATGTTCGGATCACGGTTCAATCAACACAGTTTCGCAGAAATCCCCGCCGTAAATACCCCGCGGTCGGTCTTTCAACGCGACTTTCAGGCAAAGGACACTTATCAATTCGATTACTTGTATCCATTCTTCGTAGATGAATATCTGCCAGGTGATACTTTCAATCTTAATGTTAACATGTTCGCACGTCTAAATACTCAGGTAGTGCCATTAATGGACAGACTTTATTGTTCAATTCACTTCTTCAGTATTCCAAACCGATTAGTATGGGATAACTTTAAAAAATTCATGGGAGAACAAGATGATCCAGGTGACACGACAGATTATATCCTTCCTTACACTACTGCGCCTAATACTACAGGTTACGCTGTTGGCTCTGTGTACGATAAATTCGGTATACCTACTGGTGTATCTCAGCTCCGTGTAAATAATACATTGCCGCTGCGCGGCTATAATTTATTATGGAATCAATGGTTTAGAGATCAAAACTTACAAGATTCTATCGATGTACCTATGGACGATGGACCAGATGTAACAGCAGACTTCAACTTGTTAAAAATCAATAAAAGTCACGATTACTTCACTTCAGCACTGCCCTTCCCTCAAAAAGGCCCAGATGTAACATTACCTTTAGGAACTTCTGCCGATATTCTACGCACATCACAAGCTACTGCTTGGCAAGTATATCAACAAGGCACAAATACTTTAGCAGGTTCAGATACATTAGGAACGATCTCAGGAAACTTAACAAATGCGGCTCACAGTTTATCTTACTCATTAGATCCAGTGGGCGGCTTATATGCCGATCTTTCAACTGCTACGGCCGCTACAATCAATCAATTACGAGAAGCCATGCTTATGCAGTCACTTTTCGAATTAGACGCTCGTGGAGGCACACGGTACCCAGAAATCTTATTGGCTCATTTCAACACAGTTCTACCAGACGCGCAGCACCGCGTCGAATATTTAGGAGGCTCATATGTCGACGTTAACGTACACCCGGTGGCTCAAAATTCTGCTTCAGAAACAGGCAAACCTCAAGCAAATCTTGCGGCTTTCGCAACACTATCAGCAGGAGGTGGAAGAGTGGGTTTTACAAAATCCTTCCTCGAACACGGCCACGTCATCGGCGTCATCGCATTCAAAGCCGCGATCACATATCAACAGGGTTTGTATCGTATGTGGAACAGATCTACTCGTTACGACTTGTACTGGCCTAAATTGCAAGGACTCGGAGAACAAGAAATCTTAAATAAGGAAATCTATGCACAAGGACAAACTGTTACCAACGTCGACGGAATTGTCGACGATCAGGTACAATCTTACCAAGAACGCTATGCAGAATACCGTTATAAACCATCAGAAATTAGAGGAGAGTTCCGTTCTACTTATGCAACTTCCCTTGATGCTTGGCACATGGCCGAAGAATTCTCGGCTCTTCCTGAGTTCAACGAAGACTTCATTCAGTCCAACACCCCAATTGATCGCGTTCTCGCAGTATCTAGCAGCATTGCTGCTCCTATTCGTGTAGACTACGCTTTCGATTATAAATGTGCTCGACCAATGATGACTTACTCGGTACCAGCAACACTTGGGAGGTTCTAATGAGTTGGTTTTCAGACCTAATAGATAAAAATCCATGGGTTAATCCAATCCAGGCCGGTTTAAATACCGGCACTGGCGGAAAACATGGTGAATACATGTCTTATGCACTACCAATTGGCGCAGCAGGTTTGGCAGCAGGAGCAGCAGCAGCAGGAACAGCAGGAACAGCAGTCGGAGTAGGAGCAGGAGCTACAGATGCAATTGGCGCTGGCGCAATGTCATCACTCACTGGAGGTGCTCTTGGTTCAATCTTAACTGGCGGTTTATCTTATATGGGACAAGAACAAGCAAACGCAACAAATCTTCAAACAGCCAGAGAACAAATGGCCTTTCAAGAGCGTATGTCAAATACAGCCCATCAAAGAGAAGTAGCAGACTTAAAAGCAGCAGGCTTAAATCCAATATTATCAGCAAATGCAGGAGCATCCTCACCAGGGGGTGCCTCTGCAGTTATGCAAAATAGTCTTGGCGCCGGCGTAGCCGCAGCACAAGCTCAACAACAAATGAATCAGGGTGCAAAACGTCTTGATGAAGAAATTAAAAACATGCAAGCTTCCCGCGAGCTAACGCAAGCACAAAAAGCTAAAACTCAATCAGAAACGAAAGTAATAGATTCTTCGTTACCAAAAGAAGATTTTTGGAAAAAAACATGGGAAGACATTAACTTCATGATGAACGGAGTTCGTAATCTAGGTTCAAAAGCTGGTGAATCTTTCAGACAAAAGCCATTAAAAATGCCGGAAGGTACAGGCGAGGATTACACTCGCAAAAAATGGTTTCAAATGGAAGCACAAAAACCAGGATCAACTTATAATAAAGGCGGTACTACACAATATGACCGCGATAAATATAAACAACAATTCAAGAAAAGCAGAGGATTCTAATGGAACAAAAAAAATCAGTTCGTAAAGACGGAACAATTCGTATTCAAACAATCAACGAAAAACCATCACGTACAAAAAAATCAATGCGTGAAATGGTAAATGTAAACTCAATACTAAGAAAATACCGTCAAACTGGTATTTTAACACACGTCTCAGCTAAAGACGGAACATATGGCGACTTCTCAGAAATTAAAGATTTCGCGGGAGCCCTCAACACGGTAATCAAAGCTAAGCAACAATTTGAGCTATTACCTGCAGAGGTGAGAAGTCGCTTCGGTAACGATCCAGAATTACTAATTAAATTCCTTCAGGACCCTAAAAACGTAGACGAGTCGGTTAAGCTCGGCTTGCGGGTCAAAGTCAAGGAGACTAATAATGTGAATACGCAGAGCGCTTCACAACAAAAAGTCGACGACAAAAAAGACTAGCAATGCCATAGCGTTACCCCAAGACTCGTCATCGTTTTACGGTGGCGGTTGTGGTAAACCCTCCCACGGAAGGGGGGGTTTTCCATGACCGTCACT